AGATTTCCCTGTAATGTCTGGATCGCCATGTTAGTTAGCGAAGCTGATGTGTTAGCTACTGGAGCCGCAGTTTGTGATGTATTAGCTAATGCACTTGAGCCACTAAATAATATTATTGCGAGAAGACTGAGGTTGTTTCGGTAACACTTTCTAAGACTGTTGTTCGATTGATTGTTGTCATGTTGGATAGACCAGGGCCAATGTAACTTTCTGCGTATTGAAACGCCTGACCTGGGTTGGCAATCGTGACGTTTGGTTTCTGTGTTAGATCTGCTCCTGTCCATGTATAGCTTACTCCGTTAATTGTTTGGCTCGTTTCCGAGGGCGGTGGAGAAAGGGTCGAACCATCAATAGACAAATTCGTTCCATTAATCGTATAAGTATGCCCAGTGTTGAAATCGCTAGAGACAATAGTTTCAGTAACATTTTGTGTGGTACGTGTGACTGCGGACATTGTTCCGCTAGAAAAGTTAGGAACGACTGGCACAGCTAGGATCTGAGGGGTATTTAATATTAACAACAACGGCAAATAACGCCTCATTTGTTTATATCCATGTAGTGTTTCCACATTAGAAATTGAAATAAGCAGAAGATAAGAACTGCTATTGAGCAAGCAAGGATTGGAACGTGCATCACTTCACCGTTAATGAACTTACAACAGATCCCGTAGCCACAGTCCCTCCCGATCCTGGGGTTAGAGAAACAACTCCAGCACTTGTAACTGAGCCAGCAAGTGACCCTGCTGTGCCTGTGGCGTGAGAGGTAACGTCACTAAAGTTCCCTACAGCACCGACTGAAGGAGCAGATGTTGGTACAGCGTCAGCTTGAGTGTATGCCTGGCTGAACGAAAATGATTCACCCGAAGTAGCGTTCTGTGTCGCTGCAATGGTTCCTGGGGAATACACTCCACTGGAAATAGTTCCTGCACTAAGCGTTCCAGCAGTTGTCCCATCGGTTACATCTACTCCAGTCCCAGAGATAGAGAAACTTGACCCTATGCGTTCTGCCTGAGTAACAGCCGCATTAACTGTTAATTGAGCAGAGCTAGTAATAGAGTGCGTCAAATCTGCGTTAGCAGAAGGAGCCGCTAAAAATAGCAGCAAGAATAGCTTCTTCATGTGAGCTTGCCTGTTACGGGATCAATTTCCTTTCCTGTGATTGGATCGGTTTTAACAACTTCTGCTCCTTTGATTTCTATAGGAGTTACAACTCTAATAGTTTGATAATTCCCACCACCTTCAGCCATCATTGATTGCATTTCTTTTTTAGTCATTGGCTTTTCTTCTGGAGGAACTTCAAACGTGCCATCACCTTTCTTCTTGGCTGACTTCTCTAAACCAAAACTCGCTAAAGAAGAGGCAAGGAGCGAAGCTGGAAATGTAATATCCTGCTTTTCTCCACTTGTTAGGCCAGGGATCTTAGGTAAGTAGTTTAAAGTTACGAGACTGCCACTCCAAAAAACTACCAAAAGCCTGACTGCAACTGAGATGTATTCAAATTGCTCGTCACGATCAGGAACTCTATCTTTAAGTTTTTCGAGTAAATTTTTCTTTTCTGGCTTGGGTTCAGGCATAGAAAAATAAAAACAATAGTCTAAGATTACTCCTAAAACGTACAAAATGCCTCAAGAACTACTAGCAGCCTTGATAGGGGCAGCTATCTCTGGAGCGTTAATGGTTTTAGCAAACCGTTCCAGTAGAAGACAGGGTGATATACGTGAAATATTTCATCGTTTAAATGCTATAGAAAAGGATATTGCTAGATTGGAAGTAACTAAGAGAGATCCAAACGGATGGAGGAAAAGATAGCAATGGCTAAGGCCAGGATTAAGGAGTTAGAGATATTGATTAAACATTGGGAAAAACAAAACCCCCTAGCGTCCTCTAAGAGCTAAGGGGTAATGTCTATACCTAATCTTGATGTTTAATAAATAAGCTTGCAGCCTCCAAGTAGTAGTGTTCTATCTGACTTTAGCTGGATTTATTTTACTCTTCAATAGGTAAGCTCTCTCATAAGCTCTTTCAATTTGTCTTCTTTTTTCAAGGCAGTGTGAACAAAAACATACAATCGTTTTTTGCTCCATAATCCTGTTAACTTAGCTATTGGTTGTAACAGAAAAACCTCCCCTTCTGTGCAAATCTAGGGAGGTTTAACTGGGGTGTATGGGGATCACCAAGCCAAATGTAGCGGTTATATATAAGATTGTGAAGAGTGAGTCTAACTATGCGAAAACTAGCTAAACCTTTCCTGCCTCTTCTTTATGCTTTTTTGCGTAGTGATACAGGTAAAAAACTGTTACTTGATCTATTGAAATCAGCAGCAAAACAAACTACAAATACACTTGATGATGAAGCTGTAAACTTCCTTCAATCAAGGTTATACCCCAAATCTAATACGAATTTACAATGACAAGTTACGATCCAAAATGGCTAGAAGAAGACAGACAGAGAGTGCTAAACCTTGAGCGTTGGTACGTCCTTGATGGTCGTCATTTACCTGACAGCCCTTTGCATGGTGTCTACACTGGATTAGCAGCAAAAGGTAAAGAATTAGATGGAGAATTTGGATGAACAGTTCATTCTGTTAGATCAGTTAATGGAACCCCCTTCAGTAG